TATAAAGCTTCATTTCAGCATGTTCTATAAAATCGTCTGTAATAGTTGAAGTTAAGACATTTGTGTCTGTTTCTGTATAATCTAAAATCTGTTGTGTTAATTGTGCATATGTTGTCATACTACTTTACTAGGGTTACTGGTCCTGAAGAACAATTTTCCCCTCCTCCTTTTATTCCGCCTGAAGTTGCTGTGTCTGTATCTATACTAAAATAATAATAGTCTGCTGTTTCGCTAACACTTCCACTAGAACTCCTCTTACCAACAGTTATAGAATAACCCGCAGACTTAGTCAAATTTGACCCAGTTATGCCATCAAAAGTTGCAGGTGTTTGAAAAGAACCTGTTTTATAGGGACCTCTAAATCTAACAGTATCACTTGTAGAACGTCCATGTCCTTTTTCATACACATTAATATAACTTGCACTTGCTGCAACTGTTTCAAATGGATCTGGTTGTAATAGAATAAGAACAGCAGTTTCTGTTCTATCTGTTCTTGCATCTCTTAATGCTTGTGCATCTGCACTATGCGCCCTAGGTTGTAATTGTGGGTGTTTCGATTCAAACTCTGATCTATGAACAAATAAACCGTTCCATTCTTTAATCATTTCATTATATGGAAACGCCAGACCACTACGATCTGATATTGCTTTTGCTTTTTTTCCTGATGCAAAATTAGACATTTGGATAATATGCTTTCGGTGTTATGTGTGTACTTGTTGATGATCCATCTTCAACTAACGCACGATTTAATTCATCTTCATACAATAATTTCATTTGTGGAACAGTTTCTGGTCTTTCTTTTTGTGCTAAATAGAAAGCTAACCCAGCAACCATACATGGAACAAAACGATAAGGAACATCACCAGCATTTGTATAGTCTCCTGCATCCTCAATTCTTTTTACGTAATATATGTGCATATCTTTAGATGCAGCAGTTGAATTAGGAACAGGGTAAACGCTAACTGTAACGCGGTCCGTGAATCGTTGAACATAATATTGGGTTGGTGTTCCTGTGCTTAATTTATTAGCTAAAGCTGAATAAGTTGAACGATCAATCTTAGTCATAGCTGTATCTTGTTGTGTACTTTGAGTACGATTTGTTCTGTAAGTTGCTTCAAGAACATCATCCATACCATAAATAGTAGATGCTGTTTGATTAGTGGTTGCCTGTGCGCGATTGCTGTCAGAAGTATCATCTGCAGCACTTCTAAAGAAATGATATTCAGCTTGATTTTCAATTAAATCAATATTGGTTTCTCTTAGTTCCCAATAATGTAAACCTCGATTGCCCCATTCTTGAAGCATTATGTTTAAAGAACGTCTTGCTGATTTTAATCTATAGCCGTTAAGATCTTGAACGCCTATTCTTTCATAAGCTTCTTCTAGAATCTCTTCAATAGAAAAAGTTTTGTCGAACGTTGCTGTTCCTGAAGTAGTATTTGGCATATGCTACTCCTTTAGTAAGTTTTAAGCCATTCGCACGTAATTGTAGCACTATCATTAGCCGTACAAGCAGGCATAACTATTACAACATCTCCTGTATAGTTAGTAGCTTGGTTGTTTTTAACACCACCTATAGAGCTATAATCTAAAAACCCACTTTGTTCTAAAGTTAAAAATGTTGCATCTGTATCTGCATCCCACATTAATTTAACTGCATCTACTTTTGCTGTCATAGATACACTGTACCATACTTTATTCAAAGTAACGGTTGCCGGTGTTGATCCTGCGTCGTTTGCTGTTAATGCTGATACATCAACAATTTTAGTTGTGCCTCCAGAGTTATCTGAGACATTTTGATAATGGGTTATTAGTTTTCTATCCGATTCGTAAAGGGTTTGATTTAATACTGTATCTGCCATTTTGTTTTTCCTCCTTATCTAGGGGTGGAGTCATTACACTCCACCCAGAGAGTTATTATTGTTATTGATCTGCAAATGCCGGAACGTCTGCACCTTCTTGATAACCCCAAAGATACCAGTTAGTGGAATCTTTAGCTAAAATATTAAGTTCAAAACAACCGAAGTCGGTAAGAGTTAATTTAGAGTTTGAGTTACCGTCAGAGTAAACAGAGACGTTATCCGCATTAGAGTCTAAGTGAACGATACCACCGATAAAGTAGTTAGCATCAGCTGCTGTATCTATAATAAGATTTTCAGCCTCTTCTGCAGCTCCGCCGTAAACGATTTTAAAATAAACACCAGCTGTTGGGCTTGGTAAAGTTAGTGTACGATTTGCTGTTATTGCAGGTACAACATTTACTCTGCCACTATTAGCTGTTGCTGTAAAAGTAGTATCTTCGTCGCCAAGAGCAACTGGTGTAACGATTAAACCATTAGTTCCTAGTGTGAATTCTGTAGTAAACGCACCAGTACCTGCTGCTTTTGATACAACTTTAAAACCATTTTCCGATCTTACTGCACCGTTAAATGTAGTATTAGCCATATTTGTCTCCTTTTCCGTCAACATAGTCCGAGACATTGTCTACTACACGAGTCTATGCTGACTATTTTTAAAATGTGTAGTGTGATGAATATACTCTTTTAATGTAGTGAATGCAAATAAAAAGGGGCGCCGAAGCGCCCCTCTAAGCTTTTAACTTAACGCTGATTATGCGCCGGGTGAACCGTAAATACCACGCCAGTCAGACCAGCCGAAGCTGTATCTTTCTCTAGCTTTGTATCTCATGTTACCTGTATCGAAGTCGCCTTCCATAGCTGTCTTAATTGCTGCTCTTTCGAACATTTTAAGACCGTTAGGCACATCAGTTTTAATGAACCAAGCATCAGTATCAGTTAGGAAATTGTTCACAGTATATCCCTGTGGAATCATTCCCATTGATTTTGTTGCATTGATATCATTATCAGCAGTTCCAACTCTTTGGTTAGTTTTCGTAAGACGTTCAGCCGTGAATTGTAGGTCAGCTGGTATAATTAGTTTCATACCACGAGCTGCAATTTTAAAGCCTCTCTCGTCTTTGAAGTTACCAATATTAATCAGTCCTGCTTCAAGTGATGTTTCGTTAAGGTCAGCAGCAGTTGACGGCTCATTCGCAAGTCCACTAGGAGCAGCGATAGTTGGGTGATCAGTATCAAGTAGATATTGACTATCCCCGCCGGTTCCAGATGAAAATCCGTTGTTTAAAATGTTAGCCGCTTTTATTTGCTTTGTTTGAGCCATAGAACGTGCCAGTGCTTTAGTATAACGTTTAGCGATACTATCATAAAGATTATCCTCAACAGCTTCCTCAGTGATTGAGAAAGCAAGAGCAATTGTCTCATGAGTGTAACGAGCTGTAAAAGACTCGTTCGCATCGTCATACTGAACACCAGAACCTTCTGGCTTAACAGCTGCTTCACCAAAACCAGACAGCATTACTTCTTCTTCAAAAGCTCTATCAGAGTTTTCTTTGTCGAAGATCTCTAAGTGCTGGTTTTCGTATTGTTTGTACTCAAGTCCGAATAATGCATTCAGACCTGGCTCTAGCTCTTTTGCTAGTTGTTGTCTTGATATAGCCATTTTTTATGTCCTCCTGCTATTATTAGTTAATGTGCGCTGCTTCAGCTATGAAACATCTCAAGTCGGCATGTGCGGCGTGTGAATTACTTGGACTTTGAACAAGTCCTAGAATTTTTACACCAGATAAAGTGGTAGCTGTATCGGACACGTCAATTTCATCGCCAGAAATACCAGTTGTACTGTTTCCGCCGTGAGTTTTAACATGATCACAATAAGTACCAATTATTGCCTGAGTTGTTGCTGTTGCTGAGTCGCCTTGCGCCTCATATACTTGATATGGGTCATCATAAAGAAATACAACTCCCGTTGTAGTACTTAGTGCTGTCCCATTAAAGTGGTTTTTAAAAGTAGGTTTATTAGTTGTCGAGTCATCGTACTTCAACCCTCCCATTACCATGTTACCTGCAGTAGCTGCTGCTGATATATTAATATATCCGCTTGCAAATATTACAAGGTCACCTTGATACATAGCGGTAGCATAGTCAGTTTTAATTGCATATTCTGACATTGCACCGTTAAAAGGGTTTCCGCCAACTTTCCCAACAGGTTTAAACCCATAGTAGCTATCTACGTTAGCCATATTGTTGTCCTCCTTAAAGGTTGTTAGCGATGGATAGGAATTTCAAAAAAATTATTTTTCTTTTCCGGCACCACCAAAAGTTACACGAGTCTGCCTCTCTTGATTGATTGGCATACTTGGGTGCTGTTCCTTCATGAG